TACAATCGTCAGCGTCGTCACTCTCGTCTGGGGAATATCTCCCCGGCAGCCTTCAGGGAAAAATATCATCAGATGGCTGCTTAAAAAAAGAACAAATGGTAGTGTCCGCTATTGCCAGTACACCTCAGTTATTCATGGCTAGTGTACCAACTCTTTTATGGGCTAATAGCTATGATTTGTTTGTATTATTTGTCTCTGTCTCTATTATTTTTGACATCCATGCGACTTCTGATATTGATAATCTCAGTTGTGGAGTTCTGTCTGCGCTTCCGGGAGGACGCATATCAAAACTACAGGATCTTCTGTTAAACACTGTAAAGCCATCTACATTGCATGTTGTTGAGTCTAAGATACAATTTTTAGTAGATGATTTATCTGCTATAGGCCTAGATATTTCAGGTTGATGCCAAGTGTGTCCTGAAAAAATACTTTTTATTGAAAATGGCATTTTTATCCTCACATTATGTCTTTCTCTTATAGTGCAATTTAATGTATTTAGAAACATTAAACTATGAATCTAAAAAGGCTACGCAGAGTACTGTTACACTTTAACAAATCATATTTACCACTCTGGAAATGGGATGGCTGGTTCATAAAATAATGAGTCTTTTTCAACGGTTGTTACATTGGTGTACTGATGATTATGCCTTGTCGCTAAGAGCTACCATAACCGTACAGCGTGATTCATCCATGGCGAATAAATCGACTGATAAATCCCCCTGAGTTTCAGCTCTTGCTGTTGGACCTTGCCCGTTTCGCTATGGAACGCGTACCAGCTAGAGAATATTATTCGTTCTCCTCCAATGTTACGCAAGTTTTGTAAACGGTAACCAATCGTGATTAGTCCTGCATGTAACGGACATCAAGCTGTCTGGTTGATTTTTATTGCCAGCAGTTCGAGAGAGCAGACAACTGCGTCCGATGGAAAAATGGGCACGACAGGGTATTCAGGCAACCTCGCTGAGGAGGCTTATGGTACAGATTGTAATGTGAAGTATAAAACGTTAAAAATTCCATTTTAGAAACTAAATAGCTGTAATATAAGTTCGATCTAATCTACTATTTTGACAGACAGATTGTATCAAGAATTAGGGAGTATGAAATAGATGGCAATAACTAGTAAAATTAATTTTGCAACATTTAAATCGAACCATACAGTCAAATTCTAGTGCATATATTTTGTGTGGCTAATATGCAAAAATATTGTTCTATTAGATTAAAATGGCATTCATCTTTGCTGACAATCATTTCCGGAACAAAGGGTTCACGGCTGAGAGGGTGTGGAGCGTTGCGTCGGATAAGTTCAGTGAGTGCATTGTGGTCATATAATGAACATATTTCTGAGTTTTTTGCATTTCTGACAAAAACACCAGTTTCAGGAATGCATAATGTTATCGGGCAATTCAGGTGTTGTTCATGACAGGAAAAGTCTTGATGACTAACAGTAAATGCATGAGAGTTAATTTTGTTTTGTATTGCACTACTGACGTTTTGGCGCGTACATGGGGTTGCACGGCTCTGTTCCATATATAAACGGAATGCCTGCAAAAAAGTATGGCCTCTGTTAAGCTGTATCTCCAGATTTTCTGCGAGAAGGCGATGCCCTCTTGCACTAAGGCGATCCAACAGTCCGCCGGAAACCGGTTCCACGCTAAAACTGTCCATAAATGAAATATGATGAAGTCTCATAGTGCGGCCTCTCACAACAAGCTGTTCACTCTGACTAACTCTTCCGACATGACGTAAAGCCTCCAGTTCACTTTCAGGCAATACTCTTTCACTCGAAAAGTTTAATATGACAGGCATATTTTCTCCCTCTTTAGTCTATGTTATTGAACCATATTGGTGACAGGAGTCAAGATACTAAATATGTGATAGGATTCAAACAAAAAATTAAATTTTGAACGAATGCTATTTACACATGTATTTTTTTAATTAAAATGATTATATACAATTTTTGTAAGCAAATTTTAATGAAAAGGATTTGTTATGCCAGTAAATGCGACAGGTGTGTCCTTCAGCTCTTTTGGTATCAGTTATCATAAAGATAATTCTTTCCGGGGCACCATCCGTGGGAAGAATGATGAGGTCGTGAAGTGTTCAATGGGAGAGCGCTCTATCCGCTTTAATGTTAACAAATTTAGCGGCTGTATACTGGAGACGGTAAGCAGGCAGAGTACTAAAGATATTCATGGATGGGTAAGTGATGAACGGACAGTATATCCGTCAAGGGTTATCAACCAAGAGATTGATAATTGCTGCCTTCAAAAAAATGCAAAAATTTCTTCTGAAGAGAGGAAAATGGTCTTTTCTCTTGTAAGTAAGGAGTTTGAACTAACTCTTGATGTTAAAGCGGCACAAAGTTCTATTAATCATATAATAATAGGAAATGCTTCTTTTGGCAAAAAAATGGATGCTCTTTGCGATGGTATGAGCCGAGCTGTAAAAAACAGTACAACAGATTACATAGCAAACGTGCTTGCAGACAAGTTTTATCAGAAACATATCGCCCCGGGTGTTGATATTGTAAAACTACGAAATGAAATCCCAGGTTATATGAGTCGTGTTATACAGGGGTAAGGTTGGAGGAGGCTATGCGCCAGTATCATTGGTTTTCATCCTGTAAAAAGATATGAGTAAAATATACAACAGGCGTTACACTATATGTATGTATCCAAATAACTCATAGTTCACCTGTACAGTTATAAATCGTAAAGAAAATTGCAGCGCGTCGTACGCAGAAACGTGCTGTGATTGACTATTTATAGCTTTGTCACAACGACAAGATTCAGTAGTGTTTACACGGGCGGGAGAAATGACGGAATAACTAAATAGCTGCGCCTAATATCGCACATTTTTGCCAGCCCATGTTTGCCTTCGGGGAATGGACTGACGGATTCCATAAAATGGCGAACTTTTTCAATAGTTGCCACATTGAGCGGCACTGATGATTACGCGTTATTGTGGCGTGAAGTATCTGCCATAGCTATTCAAAATGATTCACCCATGGAGATTAAACCGGCTGATAAATGACTCTGCACTTCGGTTTATCCTTCAGCCAGCGCTGGGTTTCCCGGCCTTTGTGGATAATGTAGTTGTCCTCGAGCAGCGTGATGGTTTTCGTCCGACAGTATGTAGCTTTAAGCCGCTTCAGCAGTCTGATGAACAGCGCCGAACTTTTGCTGTTGGCGCCCACACAGCTGACTTAACCTGTCCCGCTGTGCAGCGCTACGTCCAGAGAATATTTTTCATTTTGTTCCGGCGTGACCCCTCGTTTTTGCTTCCCGAGCAGTTTCCAGTCCGCACCGATTTTGGGATTAAGATGGATAAATACTTCATCTTCATAAAAGACCGGATGCTCTGTGCTGCATTCGTCCAGTGCGTTATGGATTGTTGCCATCTTTTTATCTTTAGGCGGGGCACGGATACGTAGAGTTGGCGCAGCCCTTCGCCACACAAGCCCCACAGACGACAACCAGCGGCGAATGGTTCCAGCATGTAACAGGCAGCCGGTTATCTCATTGATTTTTATTGTCAGCAGTTCTGTACTCCAGCGTGAATAATTGTAGCCAAAGTCGCGAGTGAATATTTTACCTGTTCACGTAATAGTGTGTAGATATGCGCAAACGGCCAGCGGCGGGCTCGCTCGGCAGGTAATGATTTCAGTCCCTCAACACCCGACTGTGTGAACTAGTTAATCCAGCGCCCAACAGAGGAACGGGCGCAGCATAGTGTGCGGGCAACGTCGCTGACACGGTCGCCCCGGTGCAGCATCAGCATGGCTGTCAGCCTTTTATGGATGGCTTTCTGTATTAGGCGTCGTTCGTCACGGGAAATTGGTGGTATGATCGACATTGCTCAGTCCGGTTGGTGATTTGTATTGATTTGGCGATTGATCAGATCGCACAATCGGGTTGAGTTCCCTCTAAATGATCTACTATTCTGCGCAGCTATTTAGTGAGTATATATTTTATGCTTATAAATTAGATTAAAATAATCCTACAATTATTCTGATGGAGTATTGCTGTGGAGGATGGCTTTTTGTTAATTATCGAAAAGTAAGATATATGCTTTAGGGATAAAATTATGCCATTTTCATTTAATTTGTCTTCTGGAAATTACTTGTCAACACAAGATGTTGAAGTTTTACAACGTGCGACCAGAGATCATCAAATGGAAAGACTCACAATAGGAGAAAGATCGTTTTCTGTTCGCTATCAGAGTGCTATGGACGCTTTTATTGTAGATCCTGTTCAAGGGGAACTATATTCGGGTTTAAGCCATACAGAACTAGCCGATATCATTAGATTGGCTGATTCTGTTGAAAATCAATTGAATGGAGGCAATTCATTTCTTGATGTATTCAGTACATATATGGGGCAGGTTATTTCTGAATTTATGCATAGTAATGATAACAGAATTGAATTGTTACAGCGGCGATTACATTCATGTTCATTTTTAGTTAATATTGAAGAAATGTCTTACATAGATGAAGCATTACAGTGCCCGATTACGCTGGCAATTCCTCAACGAGGTGTTTTTTTAAGAAATGCTGAAGGTTCCAGAGTATGTAGTTTATATGATGAAATGGCTCTTTCTCGTATAATTAATGATGGGATGCATCACCCACTAAGCAGAGAGCCAATAACATTATCAATGCTTGTGGCCAGAGAGCAGTGTGAGTTTGATTGCAGTATCGGTCACTTTACGGTGAGGAGTGATTGTTATTCAGTGTAGACTCGGTACACGATTTTGTGTGAAGAGACTCTTATTAAAAGTTAGCATCAAAGCGGTCATCAAACTTGATAATAAAGTGACTCATTGCTATTCGCTGGTCCTTAAGGGATATTGCCCATTTTGTATCGTGAACTGAATAGCAAGTAGCCACCGTCCTGATTTCAACGCATTATCAGGCGCTTCTGAAGCGGCATACCTGCATGACAGGATGAGTGCAAAGGGGCGCTGTTACGATAATGCTAGGGCGGAAAGTTTCTTCCACTCACTAAAAGTCGAATGCATTTACGGCTAATATTTTATGAGTCGGGAAATAATGCAGACGGCTGTGTTTAATTAGATCTAGTGTGATTACAATCGGTGGTGCCGACACAGTACTTGTGGCTGTCTCAGCACGGAACTGTTTTGAAAAACAGAACCTTGATTAGGGCTGTGTCCACATTACGTAGGTAGGATCACCCCACAGGCACCACATGTCATGCATGGATTAGGATTGAATGATAAATCGTAAAGAAAACTGCAACACCTCGCGTGTAGCACCTGGTTAGCGAACTTTCGAAAGTACGAGTATTGTATGATTTCCAGCAGTTATCAATTTTACGTATTAATCAGTGAATCAACAACTCGTCAGCAGACTCTCTTTGCTGTTGAATTTTTTGGAACGTGTATAGGGCAGAAATTTTTGTTTTGGGACATGGTTGGGACGCCGTAGTACATACGAACTCTGCCGAATAACGTATGATATTATTTTTTAATCTCTTGGAATACATTATAGAAACAGAATGCTCTTGGGCGATTTTTAGTGATTGTTTAAATAGCCCTGTCATGCAGTTAATGTGACGGCAACTACCACTAAAACAACTGATATTTAAAGATATTATTTCAGAGTCTGGCTCTATGGGGCATGTATGGGACACTCTCCGTCAACTGCTTATTGAGTAGTTCTATTTGCCCGATATTGTTATCTTTCATCCATGCTCCGTAAACGTTGAATACCATTTGTGCATTTGCATGGCCCATTTGGTTTGCTATGAAGCTTGGATTCGCTCCTGCCGATAATGCCCAGCTGGCATAAGTATGCCTAGACTGATAGGCTTTTCTGTGCCGCAGTCCTGCTCGCCTTAATGCAGATGCCCAGGAATCTCTGATGGAATCTGCTTTATAGTGGTGACCGACTTGCTGGCATTTTTTTACCAGTTGCGGATTAAAAACAAACGTGCATTCATGGCGTGCGGTGCGACCGAACTCCCGAAGCTTGACGTCAATTTGATACTGAGGGCCAAGTCTTGTCATTTCAGCCTGGCTTTTCAGGGCATCAACAGCTGGTTGAACAAGATGAATAACACGATCAGTTCCCGCTTCTGTTTTTGGTAGAGTGAACTCCCCGAGTTTTGTATAATTACGACGGATAGTCATTGTTTTAGCTTTTAAATCAATATCCTCCCAGGCGAGAGATATTAGCTCACCGTGACGAATGCCTGTGTATACTGCTAAGGACCACAGGTTTTTTGTTTGTTGATGGTGACAGGCATCAATAAAACGAATAAATTCGTCACGTGTGAGCGGATCTGGTTCTGTTCTGGATCTCTTTAATGGTGTCAGGCCGTTAAATGGGTTTGACACGATATAGCCGTTATCAGCCGCAAATTGAAACATTCCTGCAATTGTCGTCATGTAGTAATTAACCGTAACTACTGACCTCCCTTTAATCGGCGTTGTTTTTCCGTTAGAAAGATTATGATACCCGGTCAATAAATCTTTCCTGATAAACAGTAAATCTTCCTTTGTTACCGACGAAGCAAGACGTTTTTCCCCTATGCGAGGAAGCATGTTTCTCACCACGGATTGATACCGACTGAATGCATTACTTCCTATCTCAATTTTCTTAAGGTCCAACCATTTTTCCGAAAGTGCCTTAACGGTTATCTCTCTTTTTCCCAGACCAAAGTGTTTCAGGTTAGGGGAATTAGGGAACTGCGCGGCGTAGTCGAAACTCCCCATTCTGATTGCAAAACAAACAGAAGTGCGAAGCTCACCAGCGATCTTCCGGTTTTTGGCGGTGTCAGGAACACCGAGGTTTTCTCTGACACGTTTGCCATTATAGTGAAACCATATACGGAGTGATCCTCCATGGTTTTCAACGCCTGTCGGGTATGATGCGTTACTCATAAAACCTCCCAGACGTCCAGGAGCATTAACAGGTTAACCGGAACTTGCATTTTTGGCACCTGGTTGTTTCTGGTTTTCGATCCATCGCATAATTTCTTCGATGTTGTACAGGCATTCACTGTAATGCCCCGGATCACCTTCTACAGCGTAATGGCGGTATTCTTTTCCCTGCATCCATGACTTTCTTCTGGCTCGCTCGATGGTGCCAGGCTTTAGCCCTGTTGATGCAATGAGGACTCTCTCCGTACACCATTTGCTGGGGGTTATCTGATAGATGATTGTCTGCATGCCAACCTCATAAAACTTTCATCCACGGCAGTGGCACCACACTTCAAACATTCGCTTCACATCTTCTGTACAACACGGTGTTGTTTATGCAGCGAACAATTTTTACCGGGTAACCGGCACTGTCGGTATACAGTTGTCCCTGATTAATCAGAGCGAACATTTTTTCTCCTGCTCTCTGAATAGTGAGAACTTCAGAGCCGTATGTTTGTAGCGGGTTCAATGCTGATAATTTCTGCTGAGATAAGCATCCCGGCAAGCCAGAGTTCCCCGGACAGGTCTTCATCCTGGCATATCAGTTCGCCAATATTAATGGTGGCCATGATATCCGTTTTCCCTGTGCGCTCATCCAGGACTTCTTCATAAGGCAGCGTTGCGTACAGGCTTTCAATAGCGCAATTGATAACATCCAGTCCGGTCAGATTGCCGCCGACAGTAACTTCGAATGTTTCGCGGTATTCCCATAGTCCGAAAGTTAATCGAACGGTTTGTTTTGCCATGCGTCCGCACGACGTCAGATTCGGGTCATAGTTCATTATTTGCGGTTGAGTATTCTGGTTGTTCATCTGATTTTCCATTAACCCGGCGGTTTGCCGGGCGTGTAAGTTATTTAATCTGGATAAATGGTGTATTGGCACCACTGGTCATGTATTGCGGCAGTGTACCGTTCCACTTGTTGATGGCTTCCAGCTCCATGACGCCAGGGTTCTGGCGCAGAGCTTCGCCGCGTAAACGAATGGCATCGGCTTCTGCCAGGGCTTTTGTTCGAATGGCATCAGCCTGTCCGGCAGCTTCTGCACGCAGCATGTTGGCCTCCGCTTCACGTTGCTTGACTTCCTGTTCGCGCTGCAGGGTTTTCTGGTTTGCCGTGACTTTGGCGTTAATGCTGTCGATAACGGTTGGCGGGTATTCCGGTTTACCTACATAAGAGAGGCTCATTACCTGAACGCCGATGGGGGTCATCTCTTCCTGAATGTCTTTAAGTGCGGCATCCAGTAGTTCAGACTTGCCGCCGTCGATAAATTTGTCGGTGGTCATTTTGCTGGCCAGTCGATTGAGTGCGTCGGCGATCTTCTGGCGCAGGTCAGTGGCGGTAATGTCATCCACGCCTTTGCGGTAGGTCTGAAACACCGTGGTAACTTTGGATGGATCAACTTTGTAGGCAACACCGATGTGATAGCCGATGGTTGTGCCGTCACTCATCTGGAAGCTGAACGGCTCATCGTAGGTCTTCATTTGTTTGAAGGTTGGGAAGATGTAAACTTCAGTATTCCAGCCAGTCCAGTAGCGACCAACACCGACCACCTCACCGACGCCTTTATCGTCGCCCAGTTTATTTACTTTGATGCCAACATTACCGGGTTCAACGCGATCGCAGCCGACAAGGCCAATGGTCGGCAGAACAATGGCTAAAGCAAAAATAATTTTTTTCATTTTTTATCCTTAGTGAAAGAAAGACCCTTGTAAATGGCATAAATGCAGGGCGGGGTCAGAAACGCCAGTGCAAAGCCAGAAGTAACTGCTATCGTATCCTTCATGGATATAAGGAACGGAACGAGTAATCCGTAAATGCATGCGATAATTGCCAGTAAAATTACTATTGTGAAATACAGTCTCATTGGTATGTGGTATCCCGATATTTTTAACTGACAGACAGCGCAATAAAGAGAATAATGATTTCTGTTATTGTCAGTACTGTGGCAAGGATTAAAAGCAGTTTTACTCTGCTTAATTCACGGTTGTTTTTCATATAAATGGTTAGTAAAAAACGGAAGAATTATATTCTTCTTAATATTTAATGTGTCACTGGCCTTCTGGCATACCATGAGTATTCAGGTCGTTAATCATTTCATCCAGAAGGAGTTCAAGCCCTTCTCGCCCCATGTCTGAAACAATGAAACCTTTATCTGGGTATGTAATGAGCATTTTCTGATAAAGAAACAGCGCTCTACCCATTCCTTCTGCCTCGCCGTATTTTTGAATTAAATTCCATTCAATATACTGCTGTAAGGCAAACCGAATGGGGCCGGGATATATCGTCATAACCCCATGCTTCCCGTTATATATTACGGCGCGATCTGTTGTTCCGTGTTCATTCGGGACATCAATTGTGCCGTTCTTGTCTTCTTCTTCGTTGATGAATGTCGTCACATACAACCATCGCCACTGGGCAACCTTCATCTCAACCGGAAGTTTTCCCAGTAATCCTGCTTCGTCAGCTTGCGCGAGACACTGAAGGATACGTAAACCTCGCACATTAGGAGTATCGAATTCTCCAGCATCCAGACGGCGTATGGCGTCGTGATAATCAATAGTCATACTGCCTGTTTGTATACCATTGGCTGTTGCTTCAGCCTGGAATTCAGCGTATTGCATGAAATTTATTCCTCATCTTCATCTGCTGGTGCAATAACGTCATATCCTGCCTTTTCTGCAATAAACAGGAATGTTGAAAGATTTCCTACAAATTCATCGTCATGAACATGACGAATTAATATTACTTTCCCGTTTTTGATGGTCAGCAATACTCTGGTTTGTTCGTGTTCTGCTGTTTTCTGATGCATTATTATCTCCCGTATGCTTTACGCAGAAACAAGCAGGCAATATGCATGTGATTTTTCCCGTGTTGTGCAATAAGGCAGGCTGTTTTGTGTGATGCCTTATGTTTTATAAAAGTCATAATAAAACCTCCTGTGGATTAAGTGTGTGATAATCCCCGGCGATTAAGCCGTAATATAGTATCTGGAGATGACTTGTTCTATTTAACTGGATAGTTCTTTTTCAGCTGCTGCTTCAGCATAGCAACGTGCAAATTCAAGAACTTCATCACCTGTTCTTTTTATTGCGTCGTTGTCTGACATTTGTAATACGATAACTGCGCATAATAAATTATGGATATTGTTTGCAAAGGAATCCGGTGCCAGGCATAAGCCTTCATACTTATCATGGATATTGCCAGTCATTGTTGCTGCTCCTTTGCTTCTGATTTTCCCGTTAACAACCACATCAGGTCACAATTAAGCGCACTGGCCAGTGGTACTATATGATCAGCAGGAACTTCACAGATGCCGCATTCCCAGTCGTTTATGGGGTCACTGTAGGTATGAATCATGCGGGCAAGATCAGATTCGGTTAATCCCAGCTTTGTACGGGCGCTTTTGATGCGTGCGCCAATACTTTCCGCATGGACTTCAGTCGTATTTACACGAATAGCTGACTCGCTGTTTTTTTCACTTAGTAGAGAAAGCGGATCGCATCCCAGGACGTTTGCCAGGGGGATAAGCATGCTGATGGTTGGCTCGAACTCTCCACTCTCCCATTGCAGAATAATCTCTTCGTCAAGATCGAGTAGTCTGGCTAGTTCGGTAGTCGTCAAGCCGCAGGCTTCACGTTTGGTGCGTATGCAGGCTATCTTGTTGCCTGATCGGATAGAATGTTGTTGTTTTGTCGATGCGATCGCTAAAGCATATTCATGAGTAAATTCTAGCACATCAAACCCAACCTCTTTTAATCGCGTATCATCTAGGAGGTTGAAGGTGCGAACAGCACTGAGCAGGTTTGCGATGGTTAATGCAAAAGAATCGAGATCTAAATCATCACATAAAACCTTGTTGTAAGTATTGAGGCTACATGTTTTTGGTGTTGTTTGTAAGGCTTCCATATCATCACCATGCAATTCTAAGTTGAAGTTAATCAATATATAATTGATGGTGAGATATTATGTGTCAGGAAAACGACTGTCAATTAAAAATTGATAAACTTGATTTTTTTGTGATGGATGACCAATAATTTAATTTAAAATCAATAACTAACCAAATCTGTTGATATTGAATGGTACAGATGAGATTACTTTTGACTGGATATAGAGCAGCGCCATTCCCTCTTTTTCGATGCTCCATGGCTGATAGTTGGGATTGTCTGATAAGACCATGATCTTGCTTCCAATTTTTTGAAGTCGTTTGACGTAACATTCGCCATCAAAGCAAAATGCATAAATGCCATCGCCGTCAAAGTAAGTTACTGTTTTATCTAAAAACAGTAAGTCTCCCGGGGAGATTGTTGGGGCCATGCTGTCCCCTCTGGCGTTACCGATTTCTATGTTCTTGAATGCTCTGTTACCGACCAGGCGGCGGGCATATTCAGGATCAAGTTCTATTGAGCGTACTACATCAATTAGATCTCCCCGTACATGAGTTCCGTCGCCGCAACTGAATTCAACATCCAGTACATTGAACACAACGCTGTCTTCTCTTGTATGGTGTTTTTCAGCTGAAGAGAATGTCGATGAGGCATCTTCACCCAAAAACCAGGATTGTGGATAACCACTAATTACTGATAGCTGTGCAAGTTTATCGCTTCTGGGAAACGTCTTTCCTGTAGTCCAGTATTGTACTGATTGCGCGCTTACACCCAGCTTACGGGCTAGTTCAGCCTGACTCCAGCCTTTCGTTTTCAGCATCATTGCTATCCGATTTTCTGTGCTTTTTACATTCTTCATGGTGAGTTCCTGTCGAAGCTTTATACACATAAATATTAACTTGATTTTAGTGTATTCGATCCTTTTGAAACTTGCATGTTAATTTATTCTTGATGTATTCTTGATTTGTAAAGTTAATGTTGGAGCTGCGCTGTGATAAAACTGAATGATTACGACATGTTGCGTAAATTGATCCCTCAAAACGCCATAGCGAGATACATCGGTGTTACGCCACAAGCGGTGAATCTGTGGTTTTCTAAAAACTCCGTTCCTTCTCGTTTTGTTTTACGGGTGTGTGAATTGGTTGAATGGAAGGTTACTCCGCATGGGTTAAGACCTGATCTATACCCTTATCCCGAAGATGGAATTCCTGATTCGTTACGAAAATCAAACGGTATTACCAGAGATTAAAGACTGACTGTCACAAGCAGTAATTCACGATGAATACGTTTTGGCGTGAGTTCTGAAATGTCATCCTCAAGGAGCAATCAGATGAACACCGCAATTTTTAACGATAAAGCATCCATGACCAGCGTTGAGATTGCAGAGCTGGTGGGCAGCCAACACAAAGATGTTAAACGCAGCATTGAAAGACTCATGGGGAAGGGAGTTATCCGAAGTGCGCCAATGGCGAATTTCGAAATAATCAACAACTTAGGATTGAAAAGAAATGTAGCTGCTTACGTATTCGAAGGTGAACAAGGCAAACGCGACAGTATCATTGTTGTCGCGCAGATTTGCCCTGAATTCACCGCCCGCCTGGTAGACCGCTGGCGTGAACTGGAAGAACAGATCCGTAAGCCAATGAGCGAAATCGAAATGGTTGCCGCGATGGCTCTTGAAGCTGTTCGTCAGCAGAAACGGATCACTCAGGTGGAAGAAAAAGTCAGCCACGTTGCCGAAACAGTTGAGCAAATCAAAAAGGGCAACATTCGTGAGGGCTATGCCGGATATCGCCAACTGAAAGCAAAAACCGGTTTGTCAGATGATAAATGCCGCAATCTGGTGAACGCCTATCAAATTCCTACAGACACCCATGAGTTCATGACGCCGGACGGATTGTTGTCACGTCGCGCAATTGTTGCTGTGGAACCGTTTATGGCTGCTTTTTATCGGGTTATGGAGGAAGCAGAACCGCGAGGGACTCGCTGGTATCACCCGAGAATGGGGTTATTTCAGGTTATTGGTTGGCAGCGGTGAAAAAAGCCGGGAGTAACCCGGCTCACTCAACATCAATAACGGGGAGCTGTTTCGCATAAAACGGCTCCGAAACATCCAAGAACAGTTCTAAAGATATCAGCAGCTATATGATCATTTCAAGACCAAATATTGATTCTGCAATTTCGGGACGTTACACTGTCTCTGCACCTTATAAAGCGGGTGCCGGGATTGGAACCCTGGAATTGCTCGAGGCGATATACGACGCGCCAGCGTCTTTTTTATCGTCCATGCTCGCGCACGCCAGAATTATGGTGGGCTGGGCAGGGGAGCTGAAAGGCTCGCCGGTTTCCTTGAGCGCCGGTAGTTCCAACCCTGTCCAGTCCGCCACCAGTGAGATTGGAACCTCCGGTGGTGGAAGTTTTTCACTGCTCAAGGAGGCTGCCATCATGGCTACAGTCCCAACTTCCCCATACCTGAAAATTGAAGTTGTCAACGGCAAGGCCGTTATTTTCTCCCTGCATGTTGCCTGCCACTTTAAGCGCATGCACCAGAACATCGTCGACAAAATCGAGTATCTGAACTGCTCACGCGAGTTTTTTACCCGCAATTTCATACCGGGTACTTATCACATCTACGGTGACTCCCTGCGTGGTTATTACATCACCCTTGATGGTCTGATGATGCTTCAGCTTGGGTTAAGTCTACGCACAATGCGGTACTACGAGAGCTGCATTGAAGCATTCCATGAGGCAGAAATCAGCCTCAGTCACACCGCTTTCCGCCGTAATCAATGGGAGGTGCGCCCATGATTCGCCGCGTCGTTAATTCCCTGTATCACCGATACAACCGTTGCCCCCGTGTGGGGCAGTGGTTCACCACCAGCAACGGCCACGTTCTGCGGGTTTGCCTGGTCAATACAGAAAGCCAGAAGGTTGTCTGCCAGGTTCAGGGACGTACTCATACCCTGAGTTATCCGCTGGTGGCTTTTCAGTCCGGGAAAATGTTTAAGCGTCTGGGAGGTGGCTATGCGTCCGTCTGATCTTCTGCTCGATTTTGGGCATCCGGTTGCTTATTACCCTGGGCTCGTTAAATACATGGGAAGTCCGCACGCTGTTATTTTCTTTGGTCAGATTTTTTACTGGCAGGATAAAGCACATGCAGCGGAAGGCGTACATAAAACGCGTGAAGAGATACAACACGAAACTGGACTTACATTTGAACAACAGGCTGTAGCGCGTAAGCATCTTGTGTCCAGAGGCATTTTGGTTGAAACCAACAAGCGTCTTGAGCACAAAATGTTCTACCGTATAGATTGTGAGCGCCTTAATGAAATTATCAATGAAAACAATCAGTTTTCCCGAAATGGGGAAACCCGTTTTCGGGAAACTGTAAAACCCAATTTCGCGGAGGAGGGAAAGCCTTCACCGCGGACACGGGAAACCACTCGCCGCGGAGAAGGGAAAACCAATTTCGATCTTACAGAGAATACAACAGAGATTACTTCAGAGAATACTACAGAGAGTAAAAACACTATTGGCGCATCCGCTGACGCGTCTGCACCAGCGCGTTCTGCCCGACAGGAATATTCACCGGAATTTGAACAGGCCTGGCAGGAATATCCCAAACGTGCTGGTGGTAATTCCAAGTCAGCAGCCTTCAAAGCCTGGAAAGCCCGAATCAGGGAAGGTGTGACACCAGAAACCATGCTCAACGGTGTGAAACGCTATGCTGCCTGGGTGCGTGTCTCAGGAAATACCGGCACCCAGTTCGTGAAGCAGGCGTCGACGTTCTTTGGACCCGATCGTCACTTCGAAGATTTCTGGCAACAGCCAGCAGCTCCCGGAGGTGGGCGACAGCGACAGGTCGATGTCCTGGCTGGCCTGGGAGCCATGTCTGACAAATTCGGTAAATCCAGTGACAAATTGACATTCTGAGGTGACAGCGATGATGACGTTTAACCTGCGTGAACAACAAACAAGACTACAGGCGCGGATGGATGAGTTACGGGCAGAGATTGCATTTGCTCAGAAGGGCGAAAAACCATGGCCTTATCGTTCCTGCTGGATGCGTGAAGGGCGCGGGTGTTGCGAAAAACATGGCGAATACCACACACATATTCTGGTGTGGAGCGATCGTAATGGCGAGGACAGAGAAAAAATTTCATGCTGCCCTGACTGCTTGATAGCTGAGGCCAACGATTTGACCATGGAGCTGTCGTCCCTCAAGGCGGAAGAACTGACTGATAACGCCGGAATTGCTCTGCGTTTTCGGGACTGCGAGTTTGATAATTATCTGGAGGTTAATCCTGACGCAGCCAGAAATCTTGCGGCCTGTCGCCGCTATGCGGAGAACTGGCCAGATATGCTGGAGAACGGTACCAGTCTTGTTATGACCGGCAGTTGCGGTACCGGGAAAAATCATCTGGCGGTATCAATGGCAAAACACATCATCCGTAACTATCTGGCCAGTGTGGAGATCACCGACGTGATGCGCCTTACCCGTGCTGTGAAAAACTGCTGGCGGAATGACAGTGAAAAAACAGCGGATGACGTCATTGAGCATTATGCGTCACTGGATTTGCTGATCATCGACGAAGTCGGCGTTCAGTTTGGCAGTGCGGCTGAAATGGCCATTTTGCAGGAAATTATCAATGCCCGGTATGAGGGTATTTTGCCAACTATCTTGATCAGCAACCTTTCACCGGAAGAATTGTGGGCGTTCATCAGTCCCCGGATTGCCGACAGGATCACCAATGGCGGGCGCAACTGGTTGTCGTTTAACTGGCCCAGCTACCGTTCTCGTATCGGAGGTGTTGCCGCATGACCAGCCAGAACACCCCGGCATGGCGTAACGATGACCTGGAAGGCGCTGTCATTGGCGCGTTTTTTCTGCGTGGGGCTGATCCGGAAGTGATGGATATTCTGGCCACATTGTCGGCGGACGTTTTTTCTGCACGACAGTACCGGGATATTTACGCGGGAATTTGCAGACAGGCACGTGTATCCGGCGTCATTGACCCCGTACTGCTGTGCAATGAGATGCCGGAACTTGCCCCGGTGATTACCGACACCGGACGCAAAACCTGGGTAAAGTCTTCACTGGAGCACTATGTCGCAGCGTTGCGGCGTAATGCCGCACTGCGCGATGCAGAAAAAACACTGACTGAAGCATTACAGAATTTACGGGATGCGCATACCTGTGAAGCAGCCGAGGATGCCCTGAAGGATGCGCAGAACATGATGGCCTCACTGTCGACCGGAAAGGGCGTCATTCAGCCGGTTCACATTGATGATGTCCTTCCGGAAGTGGTCGACCGTGTTGAATGCCGCAATCAGGGACTGGAGAAATCCAGGGCGCTGATGACCGGTATTGATGAACTGGACGCAAAAACGGGCGGTATGGAGCCAGGCGACCTGGTATTCATTGCGGCCCGTCCTTCGATGGGGAAAACCGAACTTGCGCTGGATATCATCGACAAGGTGACTGAGCAGGGGCATGGCGTGCTTCTGTTCACCATGGAGATGGCGAACATTCAGATTGGTGAACGTATGGTGTCTGCTGCCGGGGGAATGCCGGTATCCCGTCTTAAGTCTGTTGCCCGTTTTGAAGATGAAGACTGGGCGCGTTTCTCACAGGGCGTGGGACGAATGACGGGGCGTAATATCTGGATGGTGGACCAGGCAAACCTGACCATTGATGAGATATGTGCAACCACGAGGCACCACCGGATGAAACACCCGGAAACGGCGCTGGTGGTGGTCGATTACCTCGGCCTGATTAAAACCCGCAGCACGGGGCGTCACGACCTTGCTGTGGGGGAAATCTCAAAGGGACTTAAAAGCCTGGCAAAATCCGGCGGTTTTCCGCTGATTGCTCTGAGCCAGCTCTCCCGTGGCGTGGAATCCAGACCCAATAAACGCCCCATGAACTCGGACCTGAAAAACTCAGGGGAAATAGAGGCGGATGCAGACATCATTCTGATGCTTTACAGGGATGAGGTGTACAACCCGGAGACACAGGCGAGAGGCATAGCTGAAATCAACATCACGAAACAGCGTAATGGCACGCTGGGTACCATTTACCGGCGTTTTCATAACGGGCATTTTCTGCCTGTGGACCAGGAGAGTGCCCGGGTTCTTTCCACTCCCATGACGCCGGGCAATCCGCGCAGATACAGCAATAACCGCATGTCGGGTAGTAAAACGGAGCGTTTATTTTGAACAACAGAACCACCACTGTTTCACCGGAACAACTTCGTCGGCAGGCGCAGGAGATGCTTCGTTGTGCTGAACAGATGGAAAAAACGAGCGTGGCAAAAGATACGCTCCGCAAGCAGCTTACTCCGGCGCTTCGTGATCTGCTGCAGGCAAAACATCGCACACAAAAGGCGGTGGATGAGCTGGTGGATTGCGTGGCGGAACTGGAAGGCCAGGTAAGCCAGTTTGAAACGCTGGTGAAAGAGTTTACTGCGTGATGGCTGAATTTTTTCTCCTGCGTTCATGCAATACCGTTCGCTGAGGTGACCGTGAGAGCACTGCTGACCCCTGAAATTGCCCCGCGTATGGGGATCGTCTTGTTCAGACCCGGTTCAGAGCTGATGCCCCTGTTTATGCAGGGGCGTGTCCTGCTGGAGCCTGAGCCGGAACGTTATTCATCTTTTGCCAGTGGTGCCGTTCCGGCAGCATCACAACCGCTGGCGGATGATCCTGCCGTTCGGGCCGTGTTCCGCCATGAGGCGGTGATCCGTCGTGCTGGTGGCGTGGAATGCCTTGAGAGCTGGTTACTTCGTGAAAAAGGCTGCCAGTGGCCTCATTCCGGATGGCACAGCGAGAACATGACCACAATGCGACACGCGCCGGGCGCAATCCGTCTGTGCTGGCACTGCGATAACCTGCTTCGCGATCAGTTCACGGAACGTCTGGAGTCAATGGCAACGGATAACTGTGCCCGCTGGGTGTTGTCCGTAGTCCGTCGTGATCTCGGTTTTGATGACAGTCACGTTGTGACAATGCCTGAACTGTGCTGGTGGCTGGTTCGTAATGACCTGGCGGATGCCTTACCGGAAAGTGCAGCCCGTAAGGCCCTGAGATTACCGAAGCCTGTTTTGCCGTCTGTCACCCGGGAGAGTGACCTTGTGCCTTCGGTTCCTGCCACCAGCATTATCCAGGATAAAGCGAAAAAGGTGCTGGCGCTGAAAGTGGATCCGGAGTCGCCGGAGTCTTTTATGTTACGCCCCAAACGTCGTCGCTGGGTTAATGAAAAGTACACGCGCTGGGTTAAGACACAGCCTTGCGCGTGTTGTGGTAAGCCAGCCGACGATCCACATCACCTGATTGGCCATGGTCAGGGTGGAATGGGTACAAAAGCGCATGACCTTTTTGTGTTGCCTTTGTGCAGAAAACACCATGACGAACTGCATGCGGATACCGTGGCATTTGAAGAGAAGTATGGTTCCCAACTGGAGCTGATATTTCGTTTTATCGATCGCGCACTGGCGATTGGTGTGCTGTCCTGATTTTTGTGGAGAAAGTTGATGCGTGATATTCAGATGGTTCTTGAACGCTGGGGGGCATGGGCGGCAAGTGGTAACACCGGGGTGGACTATTCTCCGATCGCTGCCGGATTCAAAGGCCTTTTACCATCTACCACTAAACCACGTCCAGCCTGCTGCGATGATGACGGACTTATCATTGAAAACTGTCTTGCACGTCTGAAGCAGAAAAAACCTGAGGAGTATTCGCTTCTCATTGCTCATTATTTGTTGCGAATATCAAAAAGACAGATAGCCAGGACGAGAAAGAAAAGCGAAAAAGCAATACGAATTGAGATGCAGATAGCCGAAGGGTTTATTGACGGATGTTTGTCTGTGCTGGGGGTAAGACTGGAGATGGACGACTGGCTGCTAAAAAAGTAAAAAATGATTAGTGCGGTCCGCAAAAAGTATGTCAGTATGTTAAGAGTGGTTACTTTGCCACACAGCTTAAATCCGCCGTCAGGCGGGTTTTTTATGCCTGAAATCGGACCAGTACGTTAAACGCGCTGGTGGCGGTGAATACCGGTCTTTCAGCTTGCTGGCTTTTTCGACAAGAGTTATTGGTGTGTCACGTTAACCGGAAAAGGGAAAAAGACATGCTGAAACAGCAGGATATGACAGAAACCGCCAGAGTGGTGTTTAATGAATTAAGTGCCACCGCACCGGCGACAGTCGGGGAGATTGCACAGAATACGTACCTTTCACGCGAACGCTGCCAGCTAATACTGACCCAGCTTGTTATGGCGGGTCTGGCAGACTATCAGTTTGGTTGTTACAGACGCCTTCAG